AACCTCTATTGTAGTTTCTTCCTTGATTTTATCAAGTGGCACGATCACCGGGCCACGTAGTTCCTTACGATAAACGGGGCCGTTCTCAGTTGAGGCCACAAGAATAGGCACATTGAAAACAACACAAGTATAATCAACACCACCGATAGTAAATTTCGGACAAATAGTAACAGCTTCATCAATTTGACTTTTATTCAGTTCTGTAAATTCTACTTTTTGATTTGCCTGTGCTGTAATGGGTTCCATAGATAAATGATACCTTTTTTTTATATTATGTCAAATACTATTTTATTGAATTTAGTAATGCTCTTAATACCTCAGACGGGCCAACAAACCAGTCAGGAAAGAGAGCAGCTATAGTTTCAACAACACTTCCGCCAATAATGATCCATGTCCGCTTGGATTTTAAGAATTGACTAAGCTTCATGTCCTCGTCCTTGTGTACGACCTTCTTTACCTAACATTTTATCAAGAGCTATTTGAGTGTTTTTCTCGAATAATGCCCTCGCAGATGTACGCTGATCGCTATATAATTGCATAACGAGCGCGAAAAGTCTATCTGGAGCCACAGCTTCCACTGAAGCCGCGCGACCCATTTCTTCAGCGGGTTTAGCACCTCTAGCAGCAAATACGCATGCCCCGTGAACATTTACAGGACTAACAAATAGAGCGATACCGGCAGCGATGTATTCTGCAGGAAGGTCGAAACGCGGTAAGCCCATAGCATCTACGGAAGCATTAATCATTGTATTAAGCACGGAGGTCATACGATTACGGTCTGTGGCAAGCCAGGGTTCGTCTCCAACGAAGCGGTCAAAATCCGCCCTGGATACCCCTAGACCATCTAGGAACCCTTTACGTCCGATATTTGCAAGTAGTCTCATTGAGGATGCCGCGACTTCATAGTTCATTTTAATTCTCCTTTGGAAATAGATCGTTCATGATTGTGTAAACATCTGTTGCGAAGTTTACAAATTCTTCTTTTGTTTCCACGTAGTTATATTCTTTACGCCATTTAGGTAATAGATTTATGAATTGATGATATTTTTCTGCTTCTATTTTCCTTTTTTGTATTTGGTTTATTAATAGATAAAACATGTTATATATTGCCATATATTTTACATATGGCGTTGATCCCTGTCTTTCCATTGTTTCGATAAGCCACATTTGTTTATCGAGTAAGTTTCTGATGCTAATCGTTCGTCTAAGCATAAGTCGCTCCTGCGATGGCAATACTTGACACTTTATGCCGGAACACATTAAAAACGGCCTCTAATCTGGATTTCCTTATCAGTGTATTTCCAAAATTCGGCAGGATGAAGATTTGTGGATTTTCGATCAATTCTCTGAATTGCTTTAATATATTTTTTACTGGGAGTCGCAGTGCTCTCCGGTATAACTCTGTGAAAACCTTGTATGGCAAGCTGGTCATTATAATCCTCCTCATTAATAACCGGGGTACCCGGCTCTGATTTAGATGTAATTTTATTTTTTGATCCTGTAGGATTGTCAATCTTGTCTTGAGGGGTAATTGCTTCAAGATCTTGTTTAGGTTCCTGCTCCCCAGTTTTCTTGATGTCCTTGTTCGCCATATGCATCCAACCTCCTTATCGTCGTTTGAGTTATATGATTTAGTTACATATTTTGCTACGTATCTCACCATAGCAATAAATGGTTTAGCTGGTAATTGATTATAACTATATTCGCCTTTTCCAAGTTCATTTTGAACACAAGGCCAACGCCATCCAGCTCTACCATATGAGTCTAATTCTGAGAACCTTACTGCCATTGGCTTAGAGAAACCATCATACCAAAATTGCTTTAGGTCATTAATGTCTCTATTGTAAGGAATAATAGCCCCATAGTTAGGATCGCTAAAGGTATCAGGTAGAGTTTTGAACATATGCAGTACGTGTATATGTAATCGCCCATGTTTAGACCCTTTTTCCACCACTGCGAAGTATGAATGATAGTCCTCTCCTTCTTTGACCATTTGCCTTGCTTTCCTATAGGAGCCAAATGCTGCACGAGCGAAATAACGATCTGTGTCCCGGATGTATTTTTGCCAAACATTGTTTTTTATCCTTTCTTTGGGAAATACTCTTTCCATATGACCAGGTTGAACAGTTAACGTGTTGAATACCATGTACCAGCCTTGAGATAGTCTTTCTTCCATTTCGATTGAGAGCCTTTTCATTAATTCTGATTTTCTACCTTCGATAGAACATTGTTTTAATTGCTCGATGATTGCTACTAGTAATCTATCTTTTTGTTTATCTTTACAGTTTTGTTGATACTTTTGTTTGTTAAAAGTACCAAATATTTGGATACAATGGTCTTTTGTAGTTTGGGGGTACACCTTCCAGGCCTCTTTTACGGCCTGGTAGGTGTTGTGTATAACGCTATTATTATCAAGTTGGTTGATGAGAGCGTTTAAATTAGATATTTCAAGTTCAAGGACGTATTTGAAGCCTGGATCTGAGTGATGTTCTTGATGAAATTGTTTAATAAGTCTGTTTATTCGGCCGTTAATAGTATAGCGAAGCCTAGCTTCTTTATTTACGGCCGCGAAAGATGATACTGGGAGCTCAATATTGAGCTTCAAGGGATTTACCTTGAAAACCTACGAGGCTTTGCGCCTCGATTATAAACTAAGTTGTCGATCTCAGATTTAGTTTTGGCTTTAATATCTGAGATCTTTTGTTCCGCCTGAGCATATTTAGTTCCGGCAAATCTAGCAGCAGAGCCTACTCCATCAAATATATTGAGGGCTCCTTGAGCTATTTTGCCTCTTAATGTAGCTTCAGGCGTTTTTTCAGTTGTTAATGTAGTATCAGCAACAGTCTTTTTAGTATCAGCATCAAGTTTAGATAGTTCAGGTTGGAGTTTCTCCCTATGTTGTTGAGTTTGAGAATCCCAAAAACCGGGAGAACGAAAGTCCAACATATCTAAGCCCTGTTGGGCTGCCTGGGGAGATAAACTCCCCAGGGCTGTAATTATATGAGCGCGGTTAGTTTGATCCGCGACCGTAGTCTTGTTGACCAAATCACGCTTTTGCATTTCAAAAGCATTTTTAGCAGTGTTTTCTGCAGATTGAATAGCACCCATTGGAGAGTTAGCACCTAGACGTTCCCAGGGAGTAGTACCAGGATAGGCTTGATCTAGAAATCCTTTATAGTCTGCGCCAATTTCGGAGCCAGATCGCTGTGCTGGAGTCGGTACACCTGTAACTTTTTTATTATCAAAATACGACCCGATAGCTGTCCCACCAGCTGTACCAAGAGGCCCGAATAATGATCCTACTGCTCCGCCTATAGCGGACCACATAGCCATTACCGAGAGGGTCTGTAGACCCCAATTTCAGATTGATATTTGCGAAGCATAACAGTAGCTTTGAGATTATAAAATGTTACGTTGGCAGCACCACCACATGAAAATACAATACCGGCACACCAATTATAACCACCCGACTGGTATGCTCCGATGATTTCAGTATTACACGAAATAGTCATATTTGCAGATGTGCCATTAGTGATCTGTGTTGGAAGAATGATATATTTATCTAATGCATTATTCTGCGATGTTAAATCACTCACTACAGTATTGTTCGTAGCTTTTCTACCGAAAAAGAAATAAGGATGAAAGTTTGCACTATTTGATAACGATTGAACCGTCATACATCCAGAGAATTGAAATAATAAATTTCCTTTTTCATTATCAGGAGTCAAAAAGACACCGAACGCAGCTTTGTTTGTGAAGACAAAATCCTGACCATGAGCGTAAATATTTAATGCGTCATAGTTTTCTCTAACAGTAGCACTTGCAGCATAGGGATATATAGTTTCAGTACCCCATGACGAGTCAAGTGCTGCAATATTGGCACTGGTCGGTGAAACAGTAGTGCCAATATTCAAGTAATCAACCTTGTTACCAATAAAGTTAGGTCTAATCATTATTTTGTCCCCGCAAATATAGACGCTTGTGGATCTGGAATATATCTGTCAGCCATAACTGAAATAAAGGCCTGAGAATTCCAGTGTTTAAGCATAGTTGATGCGAACATGTCGTCATACATTGTATGAGTAAGATATACACACGTATTCCGACTAGACGGAGTGAAGTTTAGAAATGGATGGCCGGCAGCATCCGTATAAGCATCATGCATCATATGAGGTTGTTCACGATACCACTGTGCATAAGGCGTAGTACCAAGACTCGCTCCAGAATGACCGACAAAGATGTCTCCATTTTGAAGATCAATCGGGCCAGCGCGTTGAATGATGTCCGGATCACCGGCAATCATTTTGTAAGTAGGTTCAGGATTGTTAACTAAATAGTGTGACTCGTCCTCATGAATAGGAGGAATACGCACAAGAGCCATAATCCATAACGTGCCATGTTCAGGAAAGAATTTCTTAGGAATATACATACGTGCAACTGTCTGACCTTTACCCGAATAAGTTCCAAGAGTAGCATCGTCAGTACCATCAACATCATATCCAGAGAGCCATTGTTTAGTATGCATGACAAGCTCTGGACGTTGATCTGCGTCAATATTGACCCATGATCCCCATGAGTGATTAAGAATATCGGTGTACCGCAGCGCATACCAGTCACGCGATTGCTCAGTTCTTAGTCGACCTTGCAAGTTAGATAGTTCATACAGGTCGACTTCTCCACCAGAAAGAGCAAGTCGATAATCTGCCGTGGTCGTAGTGGTAAGCGGCGCGGAGTTCCACATGCGTTTAAGATGAGCGCATGGAATACCATAAGCAAGATTTGAGCTGCCAACAGCAAGACCTTCAAGATAAGTCGTCGCGAGCTCACCAGCAGTATCAGAAGGATCGCGGAAATAGCGATTCCAGATCTGCATATAGCCTTTAGTTAACCACGTAGGAATTGCCTCATTACGAGGCACAGCCATACCAACGCATTGAATACGGGCATCAGTAGCAGGACTCACAGTACCAAGTGTTACAGCCTCATCGATACCCGATTTTAGGAATGTCGCCCAATCAGAATATATATGGCGATACGGAATGTAGAATGCATAGAGATCAACAACAGAGTCGATATAAAGATTACGACGAAGTGGTGATAAACGAAACACACCAGAAACATCAATTTCCATACTGTCGCCTGCGACAATTGGAATACAGGATAAAGTTTGCAGACCACCGATAGAGCCGACCTTCATTGACCAGTGAGAAAGATCGTATCTAACGCGTTGGAAACCCTGTTCGGGCTGTGGGCCAATATCCTGGTAATCTTTAGGCACGATATCCTCCTAGAATATGAATCCTACGTCCACGACGTTTTGCACCATTAGAAGTAGTTTTAGCCATTGATAACCTCTATTGTAGTTTCTTCCTTGATTTTATCAAGTGGCACGATCACCGGGCCACGTAGTTCCTTACGATAAACGGGGCCGTTCTCAGTTGAGGCCACAAGAATAGGCACATTGAAAACA